GTCATTCTGGGGAACAATCGGAAATGACATTATTCTAGCAGTAGAGGATAGGACAGGCAAAGGTCAGGATGCTGATAGACGATCATTCAAACCATATACGAAGGATTACGCAAAGAAGAAGGGTAAGACAAGGGTTGATTTAACAGTAACGGGTAACATGCTAGGCGCGATAAGAAATAAACCTTACAGGCGCGGAGTTAAAGTTCAAATATCAGGTGGTAGAGCAGGGTTTAAGGCTTGGAATATTCAAAACAATCAGAAACGTCAATTTATGGCGATAAACAATAAAGACAGAAAAAAGATATACAAAAGAGTTCAACAATGGATAGCGAAACACAACTAAAGCCGGTGGAAGTCGGCAACACTTAACCCTGATGGATTTCAGGAGAAGGAGCAGCCGGATGGCTAACCCAGAAGAAGAACTAGCAGCATTGAAGGCACAGAATGAAGAGATGAAAACCCAACTTGCGGAAGCACAGAAGGGTAGCGGTGATAGTTCGGATGAACTTACACGGCTAAGAGAAGAACGCGCTGAACTTATTGCAGGTCGTGACAAGGCGAAACAGAAGGCGCGTGAAGCAGAGGAAGCTAAACTTGCAGAGCAGGGCGAATTTAAGACGTTAGCTGAACAGAAAGCAGCGGAAGCGGAAGCCCTTAAAGTTAAGCTAGAGGAACTGAACGGAACAATCAGTAGTTACACTGAACGAGATGAAGCAAAACTTCAAACACTTCTTGCTGACGTTCCTGAAAACCTAAAGGGACTAATCGAAAAGAGTTCAGCTCCATTAGCGGAGAGATTAGAACTTGCAGAACAGTTAATGGTAACAAAGGAAAAAGGCCCAGGAGTCAGACTACCTGGTGATAAAGGAACAGCAAACACAATTAACCGTCAGACATTCGAGGGCATGGGTGCTTTCGAAAAATCAGAGTTTTGCAAGTCTGGCGGAAAAGTAACAGACTAGGAGCACAACAATGGCTAACACACTAACAAATCTAATTCCTGATGTCTATACCGCACTCGACGTTGTGTCGCGTGAATTGGTGGGCATGATCCCTGGTGTCACTCGTGATGCACAGGCAGACAATGTAGCTCTCGGACAAAATGTATACGTTGATATTGCGCCAGCCTCCGCTGCTGCTGATGTTACACCGGCAGTTAACGCACCAGATACCGGCGACCAAGTAATCGGTTCTACCGCCATCACCATTAGTAAGTCGCGTGGCGTTCCTTTCCGTTGGAATGGTGAGCAAACTAAAGGCGTTAATAACGGCGGCCCTGGTTCACTTAATATCCAACAAATGCAGATTGCTCAAGCTATCCGCACCTTGACAAATGAAATTGAAACCGATCTTTGTGCTCTGAGTTCTACCTTCTCCCGCGCATATTCGGCACACGCTACCGCTCCGGTGACCCCGTTCGGTACTGCTGGTGATTTCACTGAAGCATCACTGACGGCTAAAATCCTTAAAGACAATGGCGCACCTACTGTTGGTAATCGTCTTGTTCTGAACACTACCGCAGGTGCTAACCTTATCGGTAAGCAGTCAAGAACTGATATCGCAGGTCAAGATGCAATGTTGCGTCAAGGTGTTCTACTTGATACCGCTGGTTTCTCGATTACAGAGTCTGCACAGGTTGTATCGCACACCAAAGGAACTGGAACATCCTACACAAGTGCAGCCACTGGTTACGCTGTAGGAACTACCTCAATCCCTATCATCACTGGTAGTGGAACTGTTCTGGCTGGTGATGTTGTAACCTTTGCTGGTGATACCAATAAATACATGGTCACTACCGGCGTGGCAGCACCTGGAACCATTGTGATTGCAGAGCCTGGTCTGAAAGTTGCTCTTGCAGCTTCAGCCGTTGCCATGACTATCGTAGACTCGGCAGCACAGAACCTTGCATTTGCTCCATCTGCAATCGTTCTCGCTCAACGACTCCCAGCTCTGCCAGATGGCGGTGATATGGCTGATGACCGTATGTTGGTAACTGATCCTCGTAGCGGGTTGACTTTCGAACTGGCTGTTTACCGTCAGTATCGTCAAGTTCACTATGAACTGTCTGCTGCTTGGGGTGTTAAGAACATTAAACCTGAGCATACAGCAGTCTTGCTTGGACAGTAGAAATTGAAGGGTGGGGTGTAAAAGCCCCACCCGCTTTTAAGGCTATAAGATGAAATGCGAAACAGTAAAAGTTAAGTGTGACAACGAACAAGGCTTTTATATTGTTAATGCTGATGCAGTTCCTAACGGTGCTGTGATTTATGGACAAGAAGAAAAGAAACGCGGCAGACCGGCAAAGGGTAAATAATGGCTGAATCACCGACAAGAGAACAGGTATTGATAGAGCGTCCTGACTTGGAGACATACATTCAAGATAACGATGCTAACCTTGATATTGATGATTATGTGTCTAAGGCATTAGCACAGGTCAAGCGTGATGTTGAGGATGTCAAGGGGATTAAGTGGTCAAGGGTTTATGACACGACTAACTCTATTTACTTTCTTGATGCCGATGATGAAGCACACAATAAAGACCGCATTCATAACTTGATTATCCTGTTGACGGTGGCAAAGGCGTTTGAAGATTTCGCTATCAACCGTAATGATGATGGGATTATCAATAGTACCTATCAAGCGTACATGACACGGTACGACAGGGCATTAGATGAAGTAAAACTATCTGTTGACTGGGATGATTCAGGCGAGATAAGCGAAGGCGAAGAAGAACAAACAACACAAGTATTCATGGGCCGATAATGAGTCAAGAAACAGCAGCATATAAAGATTTAATCGATTCATTAAATGCTCTACCGTGGTTGTCTGTCTACACCGAAAGAGGTAAGTCAGGTGCTAGAAAGTGGAGTATTGAAGTGGTAGCAGGTACAAGCCGCTTCGTGCCAAAGATAGGATGTCGGACAAAATACAACGGTTACACATTAACTTTAAAATCAACAGCACAGACCGCCCCCGATGATCTATCAGAAAAGCTAGGGGTGATTGATGACATTATTACAAATGATCGACGGCGTGGTGGTAACGCGCAATCAACAATTACCGATGATGCAGGATGGACACCGGACGAAGATGAAGGGCGTGAGTCTTTCTCAATAACTACTAATATAGAGATACAATTTAACGAGGTGAACTAATGGGTATTCAGGCAATAGCAATAGTAGAAGAAGCAGTACGAGGGACTGACCCTGGAAGCGGTTACTTGTGGATCCCCGTTACTGGTTCACTTCTTCCTTCATTCGCAGCAACAGACGAACCAAGGCAAGAATTTAGGGGAAACGATTCGGCTTTAGGGGCGTTGGAGACTTCTATCGTTCGTAGAGAGTCACAGATTACTATGGCTCTTGAATGTGCCTTTTATCCTGGTGCTGAAACTGGACTGTTGTTTAAACATGACTTAGGCAAAGCAGGTACAAGAGCCGCAGAGGATACTTCAGCATATAAAGGGCCACTATATCCTTTATCACAACCATACGGCGTAGGCAATGAACTAGGGACTACTGCAATCGGTATGTGGGTGCTTTTCGACAAAGAAGGCACTACATATAAACAATACTACGGTGGTTGTCGTCCTTTCGACTTCTCAGTAAACGCTGAAGGTACAGACGATGTTAAATTGTCGTTCAATGTTAAGGCTCCTGGAGAGTATGCAACGATTCCAGTAATCAATGATCTCACTCCAAGCTATACAGGTCTTGCCGCACCGTTTACCTCACAAGACGTAACGTGCTACATCGGAACGACTGTTAGCGTAACAGGAACAGCCCCTGACTATACCGATATTTCAGCCGGAACGATGACGCAATTCTGTCCTGATTCACTTTCATTGACGGTCACAAGTGGTCTTGATGATAAAGTACAGATGTGCGGTATCGAAGGGCCGTCTAAGACATTCAGAAGTGGTCAGTTTGGCGCGGAAGTAACCTTCCCTATCGACTTTAGCGACCCTTCAAGCGGTTACAGTTCTTATGACGAATGGGTAAAGAAGTTTACCGGAACTAACTCTAATGTCCTACTGTTTGTTCTTGATAACGGTGAGATTGCCGGAGACACGACCACGACTTACCAAACTACTTTTTACCTTCCGGCTATGTTGTCAAACTCTGACACACCGGCTATTGCTTCAGACGGTACTCAGCCGACTATCAGTTTTACCTACACAAGTCTTTACGATGAAACAGCGGCAAGCCCGTTTATTATGCAAACCATTGACAAAGCCTCGGCTTATTAAGGGAGATTATGGATCTCAAAGGATACGGCCACATTTACGAATGCTACCCACCATTGTGGTTTAACGATGATAAGGAAGTATGTGTTAAATTGAAATGCGTACCAAAAAAAGATTTTGACCTTCAAGTGGAGGCAGAGTCAACATATGGTATGACAGAGAAGCGAAACAAGGGACATGAATTTATAGCAAAATATGTAGAGTCTATAGACGGGCTTTCTGTTGACGGTAAGTCTGTAGATAACTTTGATAGGTTGAGAGAGACTGGCCCATCTGACTTGTATACATGGATTTATGCCGCAGTATTATCACAAGAGAGGTTAACAAAAGCAGAAGTAAAAAACTAATATCGGGGATTCGTTACGGGCTGCAATCCCCAGACTTCAACTGTGAAAACTGCCCAGACAAAAAAAGAAAACAAAGAAACTGTAACAACAGGCAAGGCCGAAAAGAGTCGATAGTAAATAAAAGCGAATGGTCAGAATGGCCTGAATGGTTAAAGCATGTTGCAAAGTGGGGTGACTTAAAGTTTTTCGAATGTCCACGATCAGCAATAACAGCAAGGACATGGGAAATTTTAGCCCTTGTCAATGAAACGACTAATTGTGAAGGAGAGGTTTTACACCTACCATTTGAAGGGTCATGGCTGAATCAGCCACACTGGTATAGAAAGGCCGTCAGCATAGTAAAGAAAGAACGGTCAGAACATAAAGCAAAAATCCTAGCGAAACCACCAAAAAAGGGATAATTAATGGCTACAGACAAAGTAGTTATAGACATAACAGCCAAAGATAAAACCAAGGCAGGTATTAACAAGGCTGAGAATTCCTTTAAGGGGTTGAGCAAGTCTCTCGGCCCTTTAATTGCTGCTGGTTTCGGTGTTGCTGCTATAAAGTCTGCAACAGATGCTTATATTAGACAAGAAAATGCAATAG